AAAAGTTGTTCTAGCAGCATTACAAGAGCACACAAAGATCTCTGATCGTAATGCACTTGCAACAATCATGGGAAACATTCAGCAAGAATCTAAATTCATTTCTAACATCTGTGAAGGTGGTGCTCGTGTTACTTATGAGAACTGTCTGAGTGGTGGTTATGGATTGATTCAATGGACTTCTATCAATCGTTATAAAGGACTTGGAAACTTTGCAGTGAAGTATAGTTGCAATCCAAGTGAATTGGAATGTCAGGTTCGTTGGATGATTAATGAACCTATCTTCCAACGTGTTCTACCACAATTTGAAGGTGGTGGGCAAACAGTATCTTATTACATGAGACCTGCATACTACTGGTTAGGATGGGGTATCAAAGGTAATAGAGAAATCTATGCATATGACTACACTAAGAAAATGGTATGGGTATGACATCAGAATCAATTGAAAATTTGGAGGCACCATTATTTGAATGTAAATCCGGACATTTAACTCAGGGTTATGGTTCTTTCGTGGGAGTTCCTTCTCCTGAGTATTTGAACGATGACTCTTGGTTTGGTCCGGCTGTTTTATCCGAAAAACAAATGACTATTAAAGAAGCATATGAACATGCAGTATCCGAAAGGCAATTACTGCATGAGGATGATACAGTAGAACCAAAAGATATTCATGAGACTATCTATCGTATTGCTACAAGTAGTGGTAAAACTACAACACAACTGAATCCAACTAGTGTTGGTGGTTGGCAATCTGGAATTGGTTTGGGGTAATTTATATGATTGAAGATTGGCGTTATAGTGAACAGAAGTTAAAACTTCGTGAGTCGGCACTTAAAGTTCTTCTGACTAAATATGGTAGTCAACTAAAAGAATCATTACCTGAGTATAGTAATCAATCAATGTATGAATGTGCTCATGATTGGGTATCACAAGGCAATGTAAATACTAATGGTATTATTAAATATTTTGAGGCATATTACGCATGAAAAAAATTATCGCATCCCTGGTTGCTGCGGCAGCGGTTGCCCTACCTGCCCTTTCAGACCCCCTAAAAGATAATCAATTCAATACTATGCACTCTCTGGGTTGTATGTTACTTCGAGAGTGTACCGATGAAGTCTATAAAGTCAAAAGTATCACTAGTGTTTCTAGTGAGTATCCCGATATTGATTATAGTATTGTTGCTGACGAGTTCGACTCAATGCTCCTTGCCTTGGAGCAGGTTGGAGTTGGGGTGTTTCTAGCAGACTCGAAGTATTTTCCTTTCGGACAACGTGGTGTTTATCATACTGTTGGTAATAACTTTTTCTTGAATAAGGAGTATATGGGTAGCACTGCATATCTTATGCAAGTAATGCGTCATGAAGGATGGCACGCTGCACAGGATTGTATGGCAGGAACTATCGATAATAGTTTGATTGCTATCATCAAACCAGAGGAAGAAGTTCCTGTGATATGGAGAGTGTTGGCAGAAAGAACTTATTCAGAATCTGTTGTTCCATGGGAAGCAGAAGCAGGTTGGGCAGGTCGTACTGAAAAAATGACTATGGAGGCACTTCAAGCATGTGCATCCGATGTTCCCATGTGGGAAGTATATGAACCCACTCCTTTAACCCGTGAGTATTTGGAGAAAGAAGGTTACATTACTAAATAATATCATCCTAAACAGATAACCTACCAAGAAGAGTTCTGTGAAACCTCTTGTGTTATAATGGTGAACTCTTTGTTGGATAACAAAATTTAAGTATGACATCTTTAACTAGAGATATACTAATCAAAACTATCGTTGCCGAAGAAATGAAACTGTGCGATAGTTCTGATTATAAAGAACAATTACAAAAAACATATCACAAATGGGAACATGAATCCAGTGATAGTTTGTGTCAAAAATTTAATCAAATAGAGAAAACAAGTATCACAGTTGACCTTCTGAAACCATAAATATAAGAACCCTGCTGGTTTTTAATGGAAGAAGAAGTTAAGAATCGAGAGATAAAAAATAAAAGTATTTTTGGTAAGATTAAAAGTTCTGTTGATGATAAAGAAGAACAATTAGAGATATTATCAACTTTTGTTCGACTTGCTATTTTAGTATGGAGTGGTGGAATACTCACACTTGCATATATTAAGTTACCTGTTGCTTTAGGTATTCCTGAACAGAAACTTGATCCCACCTTTATTGCCAGTGTCTTTACTGGAGTTTTGGCAACCTTTGGTGTTCAGGCAGCAAAGAAAGCAGGAGAAAGTGGTGGTAATGGTGGTGGAATTAGTAAGGAAGACTTACAGAAATTGATTGATTCTGCTGCACAAACTGCACCTTCACAAACTATAAGAGTCGAGCAAGGTCCAATTAAGTTTGAAAATAGTCAACCAATAATTAAACCCGTACCAACGGATCCTCCTCAACCTCCTTATTCTTTATAGAAAATGAATTTATTATTGCGTCCTCTTGATAATGTTGCTGATCCTGTGTGGTCGGTTATTATATGTGTTATTCTTGCATTAGCACTTGCACTAGTCATGGTGATAAATATACTTCAGATGGCTTTTGCGGAGATGAATGATGGGGCAGATGACACCACCGAGCAGAAAGAGTTGTTACAACTTCCGAGTGACGGAGATCAATCGTGTTCTTGACGGTGATACTATTGATGTTACTATCGACCTCGGGTTTGATCTATACAAGAAAGAAAGAGTTAGAGTTGCTGGAGTTGATACACCGGAAAAGAGGACGAAGAACTTAGAGGAGAAGGCACTTGGAATCGACGCAACTAACTGGCTTAAAGAAAAGTTGGAGAGTACTATTGCTGGTGATGACGAGTTGTCTGTTAGGACTGAACTTGTTGGTGGGGTCGGTAAATATGGTCGCCTTCTCGGCTGGTTATATATTGGGGACGAATTGGTGTCCCTCAACGAACAAATGATTACCGAAGGATATGCTCATGCTTATGATGGCGGAACCAAGGATATGAATTTAGAAGCACTTCGTGAGATTCGCAGAGCACATGGTACTTTAGTTGAATGATGAGTACTTTATTTGTTATAGTTTTTATTTCACTTCTTACTATCGGAATGTCGATGGTTGGAAACAAAACTGCAATTAAGAGGGAATTCTAAAATGCAAAAATTAATTAACGGAATCGCATTACTCTCAGGACTGGTAACACTATCTATTGTTGGTGCCGGAGCATATCTTTATGTTAATAAGGATGCAATGATTGAGCAAGTAAAGGAACAAGCAACAGAACAAATTACTAAAGCAATTACTGAAGCACTTCCTGGTATGATTAATTCTGCATTACCTGAAATGCCTAGTATGACTGGTAATGTCCTTCCAGAATCTACACAATCAGTTCCATCGGTGACTGGTGGAGCACTACCTTTCTGAAAACTTAATGAGATTTGTTAAATATATAATAGTAAATGTGAATTCGTATGTCTGTTTCTAATGCAAAGAGAAGGAGATCAACCGCAAAGAAAAAATCTGATAACGAAAATAAATTTTTTCTTTACGTGATTTTTTATCATCTGTTCACCGGTATTGCTGGACTTTTTAAGAATGATTAATGGAGAATATTCCTAATATTGAAATACGACCAATATCCATAAGTCCTATTAGATCTATGGATATACCTAAGTATGTGATGGCACCATCACAATCAATACCAACTGCTGCTCCTGTAACAATTCAACTTGGTGTTCCTATTGTCAATCTTCCTGGATGTGTAGAATCTAATAAGGAGAACAATCCAAAGAATACTGCTCTTCTTCAAGATGATCCAAATGGAACATTAACTTTTTGTGATGGATCATTACCATCATATAAACCTATAGATTTTAATGCTGAAGAATATCTTCAACCATCAAAAGCACCTGTCCCTCCTTATAAACCTCCGGAGACAGATTTTAAATCACCCCAAATTAAACCACCTATTATACCTAAAACTGAAATACCTATAATTAGAACTGAAGAAAAAGAAGAACCTGTAATAGAAGAAACTGTTAATATCGTAGATTACTTACCTCCATTAGAAGCAGTTGTATCAACTACTGTTATTGCTGCTGCAGCAGCAACTAGTGCATTAGTTGCTAGACCATTAGCAAATTTTCTTTTAAAAATTATTAGACCTGCTGTTAAGAAAATAATTAAAAGTACTTCTACTAAATTCGGTAAGGAAGAAGTTATATTAAGTGTCGTTGAACGAAGAGAAGTTCAAAGAGAGAGAAGTGAATCCGTAAGAGCAATTAGGAAATTAAGGGGACGTTGATATAATACCACCAAGATCTTCTGCTTTCTTTGATACTGGTGTTGGGATAGAATGTCTATGTTGCGGAATTACTCCACCTGGATTAGTGACTATAATATCTGCACACACTGAATAATATGGACTTTTGGGGTGAAAATAAATTCCTTGTTTCTTAAGTTCCCCACAATTCTTAAGTCTGGCAATTTCAAAATCTAATCTTTTATTTGCAATCATTTGCTGCTGCAATTCAATTTGAGTTGCGGCTGCTTGTTTACATTGCTCTTGTAATTTAGTATCTAATGGTTTGGACCAAGTGGCAGAAAATCCAAGACTCAAACTGTAGTTATCTTTTTGTCCTGTTCTTATTGGAACTTGGTATAATATATTTCCTGGACTATCTAAAGAACCGTCTTCATCAAGGTCTCTTAAATCATACACTGGGTCATTATAAAAATCTTCAAATGGTTTTTGTGCTGATACGGCACCTGTTACATATGGTGTAAAGTTGAGAGTGGGACCTTGACATTGTATACCTCCACCATAGGTGTTTGTAATGTAAGGTCCAT